TTGGAATCACCACTGTTCCAATCACCACTGTTGGAATGACCACTGTTCCAATCACCACTGTTCCAATCACCACTGTTGGAATGACCACTGTTCCAATCACCACTGTTGCGATTACCACTGTTGGAATGACCGGAATTTCCTTTTCCTATATTGACTAAATCTAGTAATTCAGACCAAGGAACTTCCCTAACAATTTGAATTTTATTGGTGCTGCATTTATCCCCTTCTTCTGAAACTTCACCAAGGGCAACAACTTCTGCAACCTTGTTATTAGGGTCAAATGAATAATAATTGAAGCAATCATTTGGTAATTTACAGAAATGGAAACCTCTATCACAAACGCTAGGACTGATATTTTCTTCAAATGTTTTACCTACTTCATATTGAAACCCTCTGCATGTCCAATCAGGGTTAAAAACCTTAAATCCTTTAACAACTTCCATTGATTTACCCCTACCTTTCATTTATCATGAAACTAAGTATATTTTTATTGAATGCACCATTTGGAATGGCAGTTCCTTTGGTGCTTTTTCTTTACTTACCAATGTATTCATCTAGTAATTTTGGTGAAATATGATAGGAATACTTTGATGAAAGTTGAACCGCTACACCGAAAGGAAGAATTCCCTTCTGCAACCCTACCCTAATAAAATCCCTGGACTTACCAAGTCTTTTTGCCGCTTCATCAACTGAAACATTCTTCAATCCATTTGGTTCATCTGTTGGATCACTGCATGTTGTTAATCCGTTTAGATAAGCAGCAGAACATTGAAGTGCATCTGCAATTTGTTCAGTTCTCTTTTGATTTGGTTCATTTTTACCTGAAAGGTATTGACTGATTGATGATTTACCAATTCCAGTTAAAGAAGAAAGTTCAGCTTGTGTCATGTTCTTTTCATCCATGACCTTTTTTAATCGTTCAGAAAAATTCATTTATTTCACCACCTTTCAAATTTGACTTCTTATTCCCCTTCATAATGTTCCATCATGTAACCGATAGTAACGATTTCTCTTAAATTGGTAGAATACTGAACATTATCAAGAACTGTGTGCAAATCTCCATCTGAAACATAGTTTAAGAGTTCCTTTGAAACTGGCATTCTTCTAATCTCCTTTCGACAATAAATTTATAAGGAACAAATTGTTCTTTATTACGACAACATTTTTCGCAGATTTGTCAAAAAATAAAAGGTCTTGCAAGTTTTCCGTAATTTCGACAACAATTTTTGCAACTTTCGCCAAAAAAATTGAGGTTATGAACCTCTAATTTTTTGAATCTCCTGCTTAAAACATTCATTTACCAAAGAAGCTAGAACAATTTCTGCACAAAACATTTTTGGATTTTCTATATGCTGAATGACTAATTTTTTAGCATGATCACCAAGTTTAGAGTTATCGACATTTACGAAATCTAATTTCATTACCTGAAAAACCTGTAAGTGATAGCTTCCATTGCTAGTTTTTTGTTATAATCATCCAGGTAATCCATGTCACTTAAATTGAATTTGTTTCTTTCGTTAAAAAGGTGCAGTGCCAAATTCAGCATGAATTTTTCAGATTGTGACCAAGGTGCAGCATTTCTTTTCAATCCAGTAATATTGATTGTTCCTTCTTCCAAATCAAAATACTTGGTAGTAAATACGCTTTTCAGTTTGTATTGATTTTGGAAAAGATGCAGCACTGGTTTCCAGTAACGATCATTTACGATATGACTTGGAATAGTTACAGACATTAGTACCAACATCCTCTCTTGTCGTAATGCCACCAATTATCTTCATAATAGACATTTACGGTTTGGTCTTTTTTATCCCATGCAACCTTAACGACATTTTCAAGTGCATACTTTTTCTGATTTTCCGTACCCATTGCACGCATATGTGCTTTATGGACACTAAGAAACAATTCTTTTTGCTGATCTGTTAGCTTCGAATATCCTTTTATTTTGACTTCATTCATTTTTTAATCTCTCCCTTTATTGATTCACTCCTGATTCTTTAAGACATTTACATATCTCTTTGTGTAAAACTGTGATGGGTGAGGCTTTTTCTCCCCATTTTCTAAGTAATTCAATGGCTGAATTAGCATCTGAATAAGATAATTCAGCCAATTTCATTGGAATTTCTTCTCTTTTTTTGAGAATGTCTAAATCAACTGGTAACATGTTAACCTCCTCATTGTCGCATGTTATGCGACTTTATCACCAAAAAAAATTTCTACGGCTTCATTTGGTGATAACTCCAATAATCCAACAATTGAATTAACTTCTTTCACTGTGAAAGATTCTCCACCATTTTGCATTTTACGATAGAGTGTACTTCTGTCAACTTCCATCATATCTGCTAACTTACTTACATTTAAACCTTTTTCCACTATTTTTGCTTTTAATTTATTGATATTCATCATTTCACCGCCCTTTCTTTTTTGTCGCATCCCATGCGATTAATTTTATATTAAGACATATTTCTTAAATAGTCAACTATTAATCGCACGAAATACAAAAAAGTTTTTCGCATTTCATTATTTTGTTGCATATTTGCGACTTTTACTATAATATTAATTACAGGAGGTGAGAAAATGACTGTCGGGGAACGAATAAAAAAGAGAAGAAAACAATTGAAATTATCGGCTGATCAACTAGCTGATAAAGTAGGAAAAAACCGAGCTACCATTTATAGATATGAAAGTGATGACATTGAAAATATGACTGTTAATGTAATAACACCTTTAGCAGAAGCATTGAATGTTTCACCAGCATATTTGATGGGATGGTGTGATGAAAACGGTAAAGACCTAACATCAGAATATCCATACTATCCAATTTCTATTTCAGCAGGCCTACCAAGTAATGTTGAACCGATTACCAAGGATAATGTTGAAGAAATAACTATTCCTGATGTACTTATGGGGAAATGGGCAGGTAATCGCAATCTTTTCATTATGAAGGTTAATGGAGAATCAATGAATAGAGTATTTCCACATGGTTCATTGATTGCTGTAAGCCAAGTTGCACTGGAAAATTTAAAAGATGGTGACATTGTGGTTTACAGTGATGAAAGTGATTATGCAGTTAAAAGAATTTATAGACATGACCATCAGATTATTTTTAGACCTGATTCACATGATTCAAGATTCACTGATTACATAGTATCAGATGAAAATGAAAGTCTAAAAATACATGGAAAAGTGGTTCTTTACACTGTCGAATTAGATTAAATCTCTAGCTAGATATTTAACCAATAGGTGGGTCGCTCCCACCTATTTTCTTTAGGGAGGTATTTACATGAGGGTTGCCAACTATTACCGAGTTTCAACCAAGCTGCAAGAAAAGAAATTCAGTTTACCTGCACAAAAAACGGAATTAAATAAATATGTAAATCAAATGGGTTGGTCTTTGATTGATGAATTTAGAGATGTTGATAGTGGTGGGAAACTTAGTAAAGATGGATTGAATGCTTTATTGGATCTTGTTGAAAATGGTGGAATTGATGTTGTTCTTGTCGTTGAACAAGATAGATTATCCCGACTTGATACTATCGCCTGGGAATATCTAAAAAGTACATTGCGTGAAAATGGTGTAAAAATAGCTGAACCAGGTAATCTTATTGACTTGGAAAATGAAGATGATGAATTCATATCAGATATTAAAAACTTGATTGCTAAACGTCAGAAAAAAGGCATTGTTCGTGCCATGATGCGTGGGAAAAGACAAAGGTTAAGGGAAGGTAAAGGTTGGGGTCAATCACCGTTTGAATATAGGTATAATAGGCAAACTGCTAAATATGAAGCAAAAGAAGAATGGAAATGGGTTATTCCATTCATAGATAATTTATACCTGAATGAACAATTAGGGATGAAACTCATTAGTGATCGTCTAAATGAAATATCAAAAACACCAACAGGTAGAAAGTGGAATGAACATTTAGTGCATACCAGGTTAATTTCCAAAGCCTTTCATGGTATTCAAGAAATGGATTTTAGTACAGGTGAAACAATTGCTGCACCTGTCTATGAACCAATGAGAACAGAAGAAACTTACAATAAACTTCAAATCGAAAGAAAAAAACGTGGTGAACAATTTAGTGTTTCAGGAAGAAAAAATACAGAAAATATTCATATGCTTAAAAGAACTAACTTAACATGTGGGAAATGTGGAAGGAAAATTTTAATTGCCACGCATGGAACTAAAAAAAGTCCACTCTACTATGCTAAACATGGAAGAAAGTTAAGAATTAAGGATGGTTCGATTTGTGATATTAATATTAATTCTGTACGTTTTGATAAAAATATTTTAAAAGCGTTAAAAAATATTTTGGTCAGTGAAGAATTAGCAAAAGAATATATAAATATTGACCATAATGAAGAAGAAATTTCAAATTTGAAAAACAAAATAAAATCTATGGAAAAGGATTTAACTGATCTAAGAAGTTCTGCTGAAAGGTTATTGGATTTATATTTATCAGGTGGACTAAATAAAGATAAGTACATGGAAAAAGAAAAAGAATTGAACTCAAAATTAACTATCCAGGAAGAAGAATTAGAAAAACATAAAAGGAAATTTGAAGCGATTGAATCAAGTTCCTTTACTTATGAAAATCTATATCAGTACATTGAACTAACCCAAAATATTGAAACTGAATTAACAAATTTAGAAAAAGCACAATTAATGGGAACACTTTTTCCAACAGGGATTCTTTATGAAGATAAACTAATTTTAATTACAGAAGTGTTTAACGGAATTCCAATTGAAGTGAAAATACCTATTTCAGATGATCCTTTCCCTTGGCACTCAACGAAAAGGGGCAATACTAAAAAGTAAGGGTATTACCCCCCTCTTATCTCAATAAGTAGGGGGTAATACCACTAAAAAGTAATGAAGAAAACTTGAGGTTATTTTGAGGTTGTTTCGAGGTTATTTATCTTAAATCCGTATGTCTTTTACATTTAAGACATTGCCACAAATTAGGTTTAACTTCTGAATGCTTTTTCAATTTACGGCATGTTTGACAACTCATTATTGCAGTCTTTCCTTTGAAATAATTTATTTCCACTTCATCATTATCTTCATCTTCATATTCTTCATTTTCATCTTCTTCCACATCTTCTTTGTCAGAATTGAAAAGACCAAAAGCAAATACAGTCATTACACTACCTGATATAAAACTAATCCAATCCACCAAATTTATCTACCACCTTTCATTCAAAACGTATTGAAGTTCATTAGTTCTAAAGTCCTTCACAAGAACAACCCGATAAGCATTGTGAACATTATATTCATCTTGTAACTTATTAATAAGATCACTGGAATCCAATCCTATTTCGAGCAGCAAACAAGCCAGGGTGGTTGGTTTCATATTACAAGCTGTTGCAAGCTTGTTCAATTTATTGTTTGATTTGTTCGTCAATGAAAGATTAACCCGATTAACTTTTTTGTTTCCTAACCCTTTCCCCTCTATCATCTTAAAAAATCCCCTTTCCATTTGTCATGACAATTACCAATGTCAAACGTGTAACAATGTAACAAAAGGGGTTAAGAGGGAGGGGGTCGCATGTTCGGTATGACTACCCCACGACTATTTTAATACCTCCTTCTTTTGTTCGTTCCTGGACAACTTTAAATTTGGTTTTTTCTTCCCTTTGAATTTTTTCCAACATTGCTTCTCTTGAAAATTCATTAAAATTAAAATCAGGCTGTTCAATTTTATTTATTATTTTTAGATCATCAGGATTAGTTCGATTTAGTGAAATAGTTTTTCTTACCTTGTTTTCACTCATTTTGCACCTCCTGATAACAAGGTATGACCGGTATGACCGATTTATGACAGGGAAAAATAAAGGACTTTTTAACCAAGTGTAGAAATATATCCATTAAGGGGTGGTTCAAGATGTGTTCAATATGGTTCAAGATGAAAACAATACACCTTGAACAGATTCAAATACCTATGGTTACTAAGTTTGTTTAATATCTGTTCAATTTGTTCAAGATAGTTAATAATTATTATGTGAATTAGTAAAAATAAAGTTATTATAGAAACATATAATAATATACTCTAAAAATAAGTATATATAGAGAGTCATCTTGAACCTTGAACACTTATAACATTATTCATGGTCAAACCATTGATAAATCAAGGTTTTAGTCTGTTCAAGGTAATGTTCCATGTTCAAGGTAAAATATGAAAAAGGAAAGGTGAAAGCCATGTTTGGAAGAAAAAAGGTCACTCAAAAAGTAATTGGGGTAAATTTAGTCGAAGGATTACCAGTATCAGAAGGTTCAGATTTAGTTGTTAAATTAACACCCGAAAATGTAACTTTAATCGTTGCATCTACAAAACAAGAATTTACAATTGATATGTCAAAAATCACTTTGATTGATTATAAAAATGAAGTTGAAATGGAGAAGATCATTCAGCAGTCTTTACCTGGAATGGTCATTGGTGCTGCAACATTTGGGGTAATCGGGGCAATGGTAGGTGGAAGGGTTAAAACAAAAGAGAAAAAGAATTTAACGCACTTTGTTATCATTAATTATTTTTCAAAAGAAGAAAAGACCATTGTTCTTAGAACAAATGATTTTCTTGGTGCAGGTCAATTTGTTGATATGTTCCGTAAACTAAAACCACAAGTACAACCAATGAATGTTTCCTTATAACAAGAAGCCATGCTATTTATTTAGCATGGCTTCTTTTACGTTATTGAAGAATTAGATCAGATACCTTGAATGGTGTGCAAATTCCTTTTTTATCGAGAACTGCCCTGTCACCTTTCAGTTCATCCACAATGTATACACTTTTGTAAACAAAAGATGACACACCGCCACCACTGTAAGTTTTTGCACCATTTCGAACTTTAACCTTACTTCCAACACCAATAACTTTAATTGGAGGTGGACTAGATGCAACAGCTTGTCCTGATTGCGTGGTAATGAAAGCATCAAAGCCTTTTGCTTTTAATTTTGAAACCATAGCTTCTGCATTTGATTTTTCACCATAAGCACCTACCTGAACTTTATATAATCCACTATCTTGAACTATATAAGTATCAAATCCTGCTGCTTTTATTTTTTGTGATAATATATCAGCATTTGATTTTTCTTTAAATGCACCAGTCTGAACACGATAAAGTGAACCAGTTGAAGATTGACTTGGTTTAGGTGCTGATGTATTCAATTCAGCTTTAATCATGTTCAAGAACCTATCCCAACCCATATCAAGGGTTCTATGTGGACAGTATTTTCCACTAAAATCTTGATGTTTTTTAACTTTATCAATGCCCCAACCTTTTTCTTTTAACTTGAAAGCAATGAATTTCGCAGCTAACTTTTCAGCAGCAATGAATTGATTTCCACCTGATTTGGAATAGCAAATTTCAATGGATAATCCCTTTCTATTACCTTTCCCACTTCCACCATCACCTGCATGCCAGGCATTACGATTTTCAGGAATACCTTGAATAATTTGTTTGTCATCCACCGCATAATGATATGAAACTTGATTATTGTTTCTAATCATATAAGCAATTTCATTTACTACACTTGCATCATTTGCAGTATTATGAACAACAATGAATTCAGCATCCATTTCATATGGACACTTAATTCCATATTTACTTTGGTCAACTAAGTTTTTAATAACTTGCATGATTTGTCACCTTCCTTATTTGGTGTTTCCTTCACGTTTGTTAATCGCTAATTCAAATAATCCAGTTGCAGCTAAACCTGCAAATCCACCTGCCCACAACCTCAATACAAGTTCCATGTCAGTGAATGGATAAGCTGCTGCACCAATAATCAAACCAACTAGTAAACTAACTAAGGGAATAATATTTTTTGACAAACTAACTGTTCGTTTAACCAGTTCAACCAAAGCTGTGACAATCGGTAAAATAACCGTTGCGAAAATTAAAATTTTTTCCATATTAAAAATCTCCTTTATTTATCTGAATCAGAAGGCCTTTTGTACTTTTCAAGCGAATCCAACCGTTTATGTGCCTGTTTTGTTGATTCCTCAACTTTAATAAGCCTTTCACGACTTTCTTTAATGTCATTTTTTACATTTTTCATTTCACTTTTTATTTCGGTGATTCCATTCCCAATGTTTTCAAGTTTCACAATGACAGTTGTCAATTCACTTGCTTCTGCTTTGGTATCTGTTCGTTGATTTCTTTTCATGTTGTTGATGCCTGAATAAATTCCGAAAGCCAGGGAAAGTCCTGAAATTAATAACGCAACTTCAATAGTCATTAGACACATTTCCCCCTTGAATGGCATGATAGAATACAAAAAACCCTTATCCGACATTTACCGTCAAATAAGGGTTTTTAATTTGTAATTTAGTTGGAAACAATTACTTCTGTATATCCATCAGTTTCAAGAATTGTGTCAACTTCTGTTTTCCAGTTCACATATAATGCGGTATTAACAAAATATGCTTTGTATTTTTCTTTACCATTTGCGATTGAAACCTTTGCAGCTTGTTCAATCATCCTTGCAATGAAAGCACTCATTTATTTATCACCACCTTTCAATTAAACCATTAGACTTGGAAGAATTTCTGTTAACAATGAATCAAGCGTACTTTCCGTATTACTGTTTCGTTCAGCCATGATCCTGATGTATTCATCTTTTTCGTACTGAACCATGTCATATTCAAAGCCAGTGAAAGTGTTATCCCCATCATTTTCTTCAACTTGTGTAATGTTGGAATAAACCCAAACGTTAAATTCATCAATCACTAATGGTTCAGGTTGAACAGTGCTTCTTACTTTTCCATAATCTTTCATGCAGGTATTCCACCCTTCATATAAATGTTTTGCAAATAATAATCATCTGCAAATTGTTGAATTGGTTCAATATATTTTTCTATTAATCTATAACTATCACAATGAATCAACCATCCCTTATAGGAATTGATTGAACACCATTCTGAATAATTTAGTTCTTTTCCTTCTATCCGCTTTTTATTAATTGCAATCATTTTCTTCTTGAATTGCTTACAAGTGGATTTTCTAAGAAGTTTAAAATTCAGAAATATCCTGTATCCAACATAATCAATTCCACGCACAAATGTAGGGAACACTTGCCAACTTTCTTTGATTTTTAACTTCAATTTTGTTTTGAAATATTCATCTATTTCTTTTCTAAGTTGATGAAGTGCTTCTTTGTTGTTTCCAAGGATTACTATGTCATCCATGTATCTGAAATAATGCTTTACACGTTTGACTTCTTTTATCCAGTGGTCAAACTCTGAAAAATAAAAGTTACCACTGTATTGTGACAGATAATTTCCAATAGGAATTCCAGTGTCACCAGGTGTAGAATCAATGATTTCATCCAGTAACCAAAGAAGGTCAGAATCTTTGAACAATCTTCTATATTTTTCTTTTAAGATTGTGTGGTTGATAGATGGATAAAACTTCTTTGCATCAATTTTTAAACAATACTGTGACCCTGGAACATCATTCTGAACTTCATCACATAATCTATTGAAACAAAGATGAATTCCCCTTCCTGGAATTGCTGAATAAGTATCCTTGGTGAAATTGTTTAATAGTAGCGGTTCAATTATTTGTAATATTGCCCACTGACATATTCTGTCGGGGAAATAGGGTAATTTAAAAATTTCTCTTTCTTTTCCGCTATCATTCTTGATGAATGTTTCATAGTTTGAAGTTTGGTACGTTTTATTAATCAGCATTTCTTGAAGCAAACTAAAATAATATTCGGGGTTTGCATCAACCATCTGAACTTCTTTGTACCATCCTTTTCCCTTTTTAGCATTTTGGTGTGCAAGGATTAGGTTGTCCATATCATAAATTTTTTCGTATAAATACCCATGTCTTTTCATTTATGACTATCCTTTGTATGCACATTATCAAACCGAATCTTCAACCTTTGAAAGTTCAAAGTCTACCAATACAGTTCAATTCTTTTTATGTTTTACCAAGAGGTAGGGCAATCAGGTTTCACATTTTTAAGATTAATTTTATGCATTTACTAAGTGACTGCTGATATTCCGATTACGATTAGAAGAAGTATTATTCACATTCCAATAGAAACTACCACTATTAGAAGAATTATTCCAATTACTGCCTAATTGAGTGATTAACTATAATGGCTTTTTCTTTTGTGTCTGACTTCTTGGTTGTATCAACACCCTGATTGCCCAAATTTATTTCAATATTTTTATTCTATGTCAGTCTTATGCTGCATCAGGTACATACACCAAGCGACCGCCGACATCCCGACCACGACTAGAAGAAGCATAAGTCACACTCCAACAGAAACCACCACCATAAGAAGAATAAGTCCAACTACCGCCCAATCGAGCGATCAACCATCCATTGTATGTGTGATTCTGATAGAAGTAATCACCAACTGGAAGTGAACTATCACCTGTTGTTTCAGAAGGGAAGAACAACCAGTCAAATTCTTCATTGTAACCGAATGCTGAAATATAGCCATCTTTTCTTGACAATGTAATTCCTGCATCTTTATATGGTGATGTTCCTATGTCATCGGCAAATGCATTATCAGCAACATAAAGATTATTCATGTTTTTAGCTTCAATATTCTGACCATCAACAAACTTCCAAATGTTCATCCAAAAGTTTTCTTCCCCACGATAAGTGACAACATTAAATCCATTTGTATTTGTTACTGCACCTGATGAATTTCCAAGGTTTGTGGTTGCACCAGTAAGTTCAGCCATATTAGATGTAGCATCATCAGTCTTTTGAACACCGTTTCCAATCTTGGACTGTGTGTTCATGGAAGCATATTCGATTGTAAACAATAACTGTGTTGCAGCAACTATTGCAGCATATGCCTGCTGCCAACCTGTACCACGATTGTTTGCTAATTTTCTGAATCCACTTCTTGTTGCACCTGTTTGTGTCACACCTGATGTTGGTTTTGCATTTGCAATGGATGATAGTAAGTCACCAGTTGAAGCAGTAAAATCAACTATCTGTTCATCAGCTAACAAATATACACCTGCTGATTTATCAAAGACTGATCCTTCAAATGCTGATGGGTAAATGAAATTCTTTTCTTTACCGTTACTAATAAAAGCAGGGTGAAGTTTAAATCCTACCTTCTTCACATCAGAAATATAATATCTTGCTTTTCTCATGTGGAATCCTTTACCGACTTTACCCGAAACAGTTTTAGTCACTGTTGCAGTAACACCAGTTGTTCCACCGTTAAATGTAGCAGTTACTTTTTCACCTGAATCAATAGCTGTAAATGTTACTGATGAACCTGATCCACCAGTTGTCCATCCTGTAAATGATGCTGCTCTGATTTTTGTTGCTACTAAAGATGTTGTGTTATCACTTGTAGCAACTGCAACTGTGAAATCTTTACCATCAAGGTTGATAGTCACATTTCCATCTGATGTTGGAACTGCTGTAATTGCAAGCGTATTGATTTCTTTATATTCAACCTTATCAAGTTGTAATGGAACTACCTTGTAATAGAATTTTGGTTGTTCAACCATGACTTGAACTTTTGTTCCAACTGCATAAGTAGTACCGCCCTTTGTAACTGCTTGTAATAAAGCACCAGTTTCCGTATATGCAGCTTCACCATAATACGCTAGAACCTTACCATCATCAGCTAAAATACATCTTTTTCTTCCACCGAATGCATTGATGTTGTCGAACCCTGAACCTGGTATTCTATTTACTGCACCTGCTAATCTAGTAAACTTCTTATTTTTAAAATCTACTTCCACACCAACAATGTCACTGTCTGTATATCCAACAAATGCTTGAAGGTCTGAAATTTTATTCTGTAAATCTGCAATATCACCAATAGTTGCAACAGCAGCAGGGTCAACATTTAGTGAAACACTTGAAGCATTTGAAACAGTTGTGACAAGCTTAAAGAAAGCACCTGATGTTGTAATTCCATTATAAGGTGGCATATATCCGGCTTGACTTGCAATAGTTACCGCATAAAGAATTTCACCAAGGTCAGGGTCAATGGCATAAAGTCCGATTGCCCTCATATAGTAACCAGTAGATAAATCAGTATTAGTAACCGCCCCTTCAACTTGAACAGCTACATCATTTGTTCTAATAACTCTACTGATTAATGTAGTTTGCTTGACACCTGATAATGAAGTTAGACCAGGAAGTTGTCCATCAGTATAGGTTGTATCTGAAACACTGATCTTTGTGAATAGAACATTTCCTGTACCTGCAAGCATTTTCGCCATCAATGCTTGACCTCTATCTGTAATAATTAACTGTTTAAATTCAGCCATATTCTCATTCCTACCCTTCTTTAATTAATTCCTGAAATTTCTACAACAGAAGCATTTGAACCAGTTTTACCAGTACCATTGATTGTGACGGTTTCATTATAGTTATCAGAAAGTGTAACTTGTGCTGTTCCAATATAAGTACCACCAATATTTGAGTTACCTTGAATATTAAAATCAGCTTTATATGAATCAGAAAATTCAACGATTGAACAAGCTGCCATTCCTGCTAAAACATATAAATTTGTACTGCTATCACAATAAATTTCATTGTTGGATGTGATTTCAATGTTTGACGGAATAATATATCCAAGTAAATTTTGAAGTTCATCCACTTGACCTGAAAGTTCAAGGTGTGTGATGATCTCCATTTTGTAGACATTAAAATCATTGTTAATTGTGAAGTTGATTCCATCACATAAAACCATCATTTTTTGAATGAAGGCTTTATATGTGTATGGAATAACATCATTCCATCTTGTTAAAACCCTTGAAATTCTTGATTCCAAAGTGTCATCAACAGAAGGAATGATTTTTAATAGTTTTTCAAATCTAGCAATACCATTTAAGTTACTTGTTTCAATGAATTGGTTATTCTTTAATCTTTCACTCTCGTCAGCTAGTAATTGAAATTCAGGGTTTTCAGCATTCATTATTTGCCCGATTTCCCTATAATCTTGAATAAACAATGGAAGGTATTCTATTAAATTAATATCCCTAATCATAAGGAAACACCCCCCATTTTAGGAATCTGATAATTAGTCAGAACCAAATTGGAAGTTGAACCGTTAATTCTTGTATTTGAAATATCAATAACACCTTGAATTCCTAAAATCTTGGTTTCAATCTGTGCGATTCTGACAATCGTATTTGTTTGATTTTTCCAATCTTTTCTTAATTCAAGGAGATAATCTGAAATAACCAGTTCAATTTGTGGTTTTAAATTAGTAAAAGAATAACCATCATCAAAAGTAATAGTAGATGTGACATTTACTATTATTTCGTCTGCTGTATCAACCGTTACTATGTGACCAATAGGTGCAATTCCAAGTCCTTGACCATCTTGTGTTGGGTCAACTTCTGTTTGAACTTGTTCAATTAAAATTGAACTTGCTTTATCGAACTCTGAATTTAAAATGGTTAATTTGACAGTTCCACCACCATTCCAAACTGGTGTTACTTTCGTTGAACCGACACCTGCAATGGAATTTGTTTTGTCAATATAGTCTTTTTTATTACCACCATAGGCCTTTGTTTCGAACGAAGAAAAATATCTTGAACGTAAGCTTTCAGTATCTTCTTCATCTTCTCCAGGAATAAGTGTTTCCGTTATCCTTGCAGTTTCTAATCCGTCAATATATTCAATCGGTATCATGTCACCAAAGTATTGACTTCCTTGAACACCAATAATTTCACATTCTAATTGGTAAACACCGTCAGAAATCTTTTCTTTAACGTGATAGTTCAAATCATTCAAACTAAACCTTGAACCTATTGGGATATTGATATTGGATGGTGTGAATTCACCTTTCAGAATGGCATAAGTTGCAGGATATGGTTCAATACCCCTTTCTTTTGCCCTTCTAATTAAATATTCTCTTGAAGCAGTATCACCAAACGTTTCTTGTAGAATAATGTCAAATTCGATATACATTAATTGAAGTTCAATAGCAGCAGGTGCGAGTGCGTCATAAATGATAGAACCTTCCCTTTTATTGAAACTATTTGATACATTATCGAGCATTCTTTGCATGATAAATTCAAAAGTAATATGTTCATACATTAAATATTCACCACCTTTTCTAATTCAATATCACCAAATATGGTGTGGGCAACAAACGTTGCATGAACCTTTTTCTTTTGACTAATATCAAAAGAAAAAGCATCAACCGACAAGAACCTAGTGTCTTGGGTTAATGCTTCTGTAATTCTTCTTTGTAATTCAGGACAAACATATGTGACTGGTTCACCATATAAATCAAGTGTTTCAATTCCAAAGTTCCAAGAATATATGATAAATTGATACCTTTCGGTATTTAAAATTTTATATGCTGCTTGTTCCATTGCTTTTTGTTCATCACAATAATCATTAATGAACTTTTGTTCAATATGCATTCGATAAGTTTTACTTGGTTGTTCTTCAATTTCAAAATCCTCTGTCAAAAAACCATTTGTACCAGGTATCATGTGACCACCCTATCCATCACAATATACTTTTGACCACCTTGTATTTGAACCATGATCACTTCTTCATCAACCGTCAAAGCATTATGAACAGTAAACTCTTTCTTCCCTTTATACTCATGGTTATGTGAAGCAAAAGATGCTTCACCGCTTCCACCACTTGTGAAACCAGTAGCATGATCAACAGTCATATTAACCTTATAATCTGTCACATTTCTTGTTAGAACTAATTGTGCAGAAGTTAAGGTCATCTTTTGTTCAACATTTATTTTTAAAGGTGAAATGCTGATGACTTTACCGTAAACAATAGTGGTAGGTTTGGAAGCATTGACTGCTTCAACTGCTGCCTTTTTGATTATCTTTAATAGATCGTTAAAATCACGCAACAAATTCACCCCCTCTTAGTGTTAAGTCCATCAAATGTTCATTAAGATTAAATTTATGCTTGCACTTTTCAACAAGCATTAAATTATTTAATTTTACATCACCTAAATTAAGCTGAACAATAACCATTGAACCTGCTCTAACCCTGCTATCACCAAATGCATTTTGGATGGTCAAATTCCTTGTTTTCTTATTATAAAGTTGAAGTAATGCATCAGCTTTTACTTTTCCGTTCTCCCCTTCTTTCAACGTGTCGAAGTATTGAAGAACACCCCATTCGTTCATGTTCTTTGAATCCTGTGCAATATAAACATCCCTTTTACCTGATTTTTCATTTTCAAATACCAATTTAACTTTGTTATAAGTATCTGAATCAATACTAGAAGTGTAACTGTAATTTTCACCAGTTTCTTCATCAATCAGAAGGTTCAACCTCATGGATTGAATACTTTTTAAAGCAATCTTTCCAAAATCATCATACATGACATACATTTCTTTTTTATTTTGAAGGGTCAAATCCAATGCATTTTGGATCATGTCGAATAAGGCCACATTATCTTCAACTCTTGATGCAATTTTATAACCTGTGTTTTCCAAAGTTCCTGTTCGCATATTGAAATCAGAAGCTATCATTTTAATAACTTCACCTGCTGTTTTATTCGTATAAACATAGGTATCTTTATTTTTTAAATATCGTAACTGATCATAAGCGGTAACAGTAATAACCCCATCTTTATCACGCTTTTTGGTGAATACAAATCCATAAAAAACATTTTTATTGTCCACTTTCATCCTGACCGCATTTCCTTCTGTGAAGTTAATAATTTCATCTTTAACAACACTAAAAGTCAACTGTCCTGGTGTTCCTGCCCTTTCCGTTGACCAGGTAATCCCTTCTTCAACAACTGGAACATAAACTTTATTACCATTTTGAATTAATAGTTCAACATTCATCTGAATACCCTCCTAAACTGGAATGGTCAGAACTTGACCAGGATAAATCAGATTTGGATTTTTGATTTTATCTTTATTAGCATTGAAAATTTTTGGATACTGATTACCACTTCCATAAAATTTCTTTGCTATCGCCCAAAGAGTATCACCTTTAACAACTTTATGAGTTTTCGCTGTTTGTTTTGGTGCAGGTGAAGTGGTAGCAGGTCTTGGTTTTTGAACCGTTGCAACTGGTTTGGATTGTGTAAAAGTAATATTTGCAGTTTTAGTTCCGTAATCCCGATATTGCTTCAAACTGATGGAAACTACCAAATCGAAACCTTCTTTTGCTTGTTCAATAATCCTATAATCTTCCATTGAAACTTTCATATTGGTATCAAACAGCATTTTTCCATTTGGTAGAGTTCTAGTTACTATAAATTGAAAAGGTTCTCTATTAACCTTTAAAGATTCAAGTTTATCAAGATAATAAGAAGCGTTTTGAAAACCATCTTTATACAAAGCAAAGGGATAAGTCACTTGGGGAATCATAACATCAAAGTCAACATCTGTAAGCTTTGCTTTCTTTAATATATTGATTTCCCCTTCATTAATAAGAGTAAGTGATTTGTTTTGATTATTGATTTTCAAGTCAAGCTTAGAAGGTGCAATGGGTAATAACAATTTATCTAAATAAAAATAATATGCCATTAATCATGCACCCCTTCCGCTGCCTTTTCCATAGCTTCATTTACACCTTCACCAAGGTAATCAACTACACCATCTAAATCCATTTCATTGTTTATATTGTTATGGTTCGTCATTTCCACTTTGATTTCAGCAGTAGTGAATCTATTAACCACTTCTGCTTCTGCTAGATCACGAAGGTATTTTAAATCTTCTGATGAAATATCAATAGAATCTTTCATTGCACCAGTATTTTTGGCTGTATCAGCAATGTCAGAAGGAACTGAACCTGCACCTGATGTATAATCACCTGGATTAATACCTGAATTAGCATAATCACTTGGATTAGGAATATTACTATTAAATAAGTCACCAATATTGAAGTTAGAAATTTTATCTTCAACACCTTGACCCCAAGAATAACCTGCATCCCAAGCAGTGGAAATTTGTTTCATTTCCATTTTTGGTGCAGTCCAATAATTTGCAGGTTCATCACCAAGCCAATTATTAATACCGCTTTTAATGTTGTTCAAAGTACCAGTAATAGAACTTGTACCTTTCATTGATCCCATTTTACCTATATCAACACCAGGGATATTATTAAGTGCGTCAATAATCCAGTTAATTGCACCAATAGCCATATTTGCACCTGAAACAAAAGCATTTGCAATGTTCGTTGCTACTGAATCAAATCCACTGGACATGCTAATTGCCATATCAAGGACATTTGTTGTCAGGTTTGCAAACAATTTTTTTACCGAATAAACTGGATTTGTCCAAACATTGACAAAGAATTCAGCTATGGAAGCAAATAAATTCCATAAGTAAGCAATAATATTAAAGATATAAGCACCGAGTGCAGCAAACACTCCTGCAACAATTCCTGTTGCACTAATACTTGTACCTGCAAATTTATTTACTGCTGAAATGGCTAAATAAAATACTGTAATCAATGCAATGATACCAATGATGATCCATGTGATAGGTGAAGCCAACAATGCTGCATTCAAACCATGTTGTGCTGCTGTTGCTGCAAAGGTTGCCCCAGTTTGCATCATCAATGCAGCAGCTTGAACAGTTGACCTAAATGCTGCTATTCCACTGATCACATTGGAGATACCTTGAACTGTGTTGTAAACAATTAAAGCACCTGTATAAATTCCAAGTGCAGTTGCAAGTCCAAGAATAATCGGTTCAATGATAGACCAGTTGTTTACTATGAAAGCACCAATCCCTGCAATCATGTTAAATATTTCAACGACAACACCCGAAAGAAACACTAATGAACTTGTTACACCTGCAACCATTGTATTAAATCTATCACTATTTGCAATTTCATTTAATCTTGCAAGAACTGGTTGAAATGCCATCAAAGCGTTATTACTGATAGAAGTCCATATTTGACTGAATGTCATGGGCATACTTTCAAATTGTTTATTGATTTCATCTGTTGCACTTAACATGGCATTTTTAACAATATTGGCACTTAATTGTCCATCTTCTGCCATCTTTCTAATTTGACCAATAGGAACATCTAAGTAATCTGCAATCGTTTGAATGACGTTTGGTGCAGCTTCAAACACCGCATTTAATTCTTCACCACGGAGAACACCTGAACCCAATGCTTGTGTCAACTGTAAACTTGCTGATGCCATTTCTTCTTGTGATGCACCTGCAATGTTAAACAATTTATTCAAATTTTCTGCAAAAGCAATAGTTTCTTTGTTTGAACTAAATGCATCCTTTGCGTTCATCCCTAATTTAGCAACAATAGTAGCAGTATCCGCAAAAGATGCCCTTGACCGTTGTGCCGAAAGGAAAATCATATTCTGCAAATCTTTTGTAGTTTGAAGTCCATCATTCATTAAATCAAGTCTTGCAGTAGTTTGTGTTAACTGGTCAGAAATATTTAGTACATTCCCTACTGCTTGGAATGATAAATATGTTGCTGCTATTCCAATCAATTTATTGTGAAGATTACTTGCAGCAGAAGTTCCATCCCGAATTGCATTATTGAACTGACCTTGTTCATTTACGTTATCCCTTATTTGTCGTTCTGCACCACCAATTGTTTGTGATAACCTCAAATAAGCTTGGTTTGCTTCATCTACATCCATTCTTTGAACCGCTTGGTTCAGGTCATTTTGTTGTTGTTCAGCCTGACCTAATGACCTTCTTAATTGTTCCAGTTCGCTGTTTGCAATATCTGTTCCCATATTTAATGGATTACTTTCAATTCGTTCAATCGCAGTTCTAATGTTTTGAATTCTTCCTGTCATTGCAGTTAAATCACTGGTCATATTATCAGGGAAAATATCAGTATTCGCTGCTTGTTGTGCAATTTGTTCTTGTGTATTGTTCAAATTGTTCAACATATTGTTAGTTGATTGAACTTCTTGTTGAAATCGTTCAATTCCTGTATTCGTAAAAACAGGAACATTGTCAGATTGCCATTGAACAGGAACATTTACTGGTTCTTGGGAGGGTGCATTATTTGTTGGAACATTTACTGGATTTTGTGGTGGTAATGTATTAGTTTGAATATCTACATCAGGAGTAACCACTTGTGACAATGCATCATTTAATTGATTTACTGCAATGGTTGCCTGGTTAATATTTTCCCTTGCACCGTTAAACGTAGAAGGGTCAAATGCATTGTTTGCTGTATTCTGCATTGATTCAAAGGCACTAATCGTCATATTCAAAGCATTTGTAATATGAAGCAATGGTGCTGAAATAGCATCATTTAATTCGATTGCGGTTCTAATACTAGCCATTGACTTTCACCTACCTTTCATATGTATTTTTATTTCTTTTTAGCTTTCTTTTCCATTTCTTTTTGTTTCTTTTTATCGTTTTCCATTTTTATTTGAATGGCAGCAATAACAAATGCTCTTTCGTTTTCATCTAATGAAATAAATTGGGAAGGTAACATGTGAAGTTTATGAAGGCAATAGTAAGCAATATTTGCATCACCATCACCTTCATTGATTAGTTTTTTGCTTCTTCAACCTTATCTTCCAAAGAAGAAAAGCCATTGAACTTTTGAATGAATGCAGCAAATTCATTGTATTCACCTGGATCATCAATCATTTCTTTTAATAAATCATCAGGTGTTTTTACACCGTAAGAATCTTGAAGTTCAGCACTATAAAGATTTGGTTCAACAACAGAAGCAATAATCATTTTAGCGATATAAGCACTTGTATTTAATTTTGGTCTGAACATGTTCGGCTTCCCTTTAACTGGAACTTCAATCGTACAAGATTCACGAATATCTTCATTACCCTTTGTTTTCAAAGGTTTAATTTCCCATAATAACGGTTTTCCTTCTTCATCTAACAGTGATTTTGTTGCAGGATATGTTGTATTTTCTTTTTGAATTTTATTTTTCTTTAAAAATCGACTTAAATTTGACATTAAATTCACCTTCACTTTTCTAATTTTGACGAACAAAAATAAAACCCTACCCAACAAAGGGTAGGGAAAAATAATTAAAGCATACCGTTGAGAAGTGTAAAGGATTCAGGCATTTTGAAGTCCTCAAAAGTACCTTCAATTTCTTCATCCAAGTATTCCCCATCAGCATCAAATTTTGATAGGATTCCACCATCAGTATTACAATCAATGAATACTAATGTTTGTCTACCTGCTGATGATTCAGGATCATCATTGGTAATTTGGATTTCAAAATAAGCATCAACACCAGTATTTTTATAGTCTAGTAAAGCTTGACGGAAAATAGACTGGTTATAGTGGGCAGTACCCGAAAAAGTACCTGAAAGGCCAACTGTTTTGTTAGATTCCATAATTTTACCGAGAATAGGAACTTTGGTTTTTGTTTTATCAATCTTACCTTCAAAGTCAATCATTTGCATGAAATTATAACGATTACCACTGATGGTAATGAAACATTCTGCAAGTTTTGCTGAAATGGTATCTCTTGCTTTCATGACAACATTATTCATTCATTCTCACCCTTTCTTATGCCACGACAACAGTCATGTAAAGTTGTGCCATTGCATTAACTACTGTCACACGATCACCAACAACAACAGCCTTTTTACTGTTACCCTGGTCAACAGTTACATCTTTATCACTGAAATTTTCAATCGCTCGAATTTCTTGTAATTGTTCATGATGTTTTACAATGTCAGACCATAATGAAATCCGACCTGATGCATCATTAGGAACATTACCAAGGTATTTAGTATTAAATAGAACAGCAATGTCATTTCCAATCTGATCCATGACCCTAACAGTTTGATTGTCTTTGAAATCTTCACCCTTAGTATCAGAAGTAGTAACAAGGGAATTAATATCTGAAAGAACACGAATATCCGAACCTACTTTATGGAAAGTAAATTCACCTGCTTTGATAGCTGCTTCTAATTGTGCCTGTGTATAGTCAGCTTCAACTGTAAATTCACCATCATATTTTTTATTAAGATTGGATTTATTCACTTCACACCCTGCAATGATACCAGTTACCCAATAAACAAGTGATGGTTCATTTTCAGTAGCTTTGTTTTTAACATTGACTACACCTTCATAATCAGCGGCCTTGTTATAAATAACCGCTTGAAACTTCTGACCAACTTCATCACGAAGTCTTTTTGTAAAGTTTGCATATAATGATTTGATCGTATCTTCTATTGTCACAACACCTAATGCATTGTAAGAATATGCTTCAATTTTATCTAAGAATGATTGGTGTGCAGTTCCATCCACCGTACCATTTGTTCCACCAGTTAATGGTGTGGAAGCTGTAACAGTTAGGGTCGCTGTTTTAAATGTTACAAAATCATTTGCAACAAGTTCTGCTGATGTTGCAACAGTTTGCATATCAACAGTAGTTGTTCCTAGAACTGTTTTAACATCAAATTTAGCAGGAACATCAACATTTGTTTGAATTACAATCTTTAAGTCATTTCCACGAATACCACCAAACTTTGCAGTTGCAAATGTATTTGATGCTTTATTCCCACCACTTGTTAATTTATAAGCAAATAGGGTTTTAATATTCGAAAATAAATCTCTAAGACCTTTCAACTTGTCATGAGTGTAATCATAACCAAAGATTTTCAAAGAATCTTTTTGGAAATCTCCTTTTGTTACTTCAAAAACAGCACCGTCAACACCCCAATCTAATTCAAGGGGCATTGCTACAATCCCTCTATCAGATAGGGTTGCACTAGCTTTTGCCAAAGAAATAAAGTTTATATATGAACCTGGTAACACTTTATTTTGTGTGACAAAAGTTCCACCGCCTAAAGCCATATTATTTCACTCCTTTCATGAAATCAGCAATTAAAATATCTGCTTCTTCAAATGAATATTCTTTTCCATCTTTCAGGACTACACCGAGAACATCTTTCCGATTGCTGTATTTTATAGCTGAAAGAAGTTGTTCTTTAGGAAATTTCACAACTTCTTCAACATTGTTTGTTTTTGTTGCCAAATTTCATCACCCTTTCACATTGGTGTTCATTTCTAATTCTTCCATTGGTGTTTCATCTTCAACTTTGTAAACGAACATGTCATAATTCACAAAGAAGTTCAAAACACCATCAACCAGTTCCGCATTCATTTTTGTTCCCCTGGTCAATTCTGTTTCAGCGTTAATCAGTTCCAGGCAACCATATAATCTTTCAAGAACACTATTGCATTCCGATCTCTTTTCTTCTGATGAAGGGAAATATTGAATGCAGAATAGATTTGTTCTGAAATATCGCTTTCCTAGAAACAAGTTATTTGTTGGATTCAAGCAGAAAATAGAAAAACAAGGTTCAATTAAGCCTTGTTCTAAACTTTCCGTATAAATTTCATAACCATCACCAAATTCAGTATTGATGGAAATACTAATGGCATCAATTATTCTATTAATCATTTGAAGTATTCCCCCAATTTTTTTGCTAGTTTTCTTTCAAGAATTTGTGGTGCAGCTTGTTGAATTTCTTGTTCAGAAATGGTCAACATGAATTTACCTTGAACCCAACCCTTGTGATCTCTTGTCCTATGACCAAATTCAACATAAGATGCATAATCAATAGGATTGACTATTTCAATCACATAAGTATTACCAAAATGATGAACTGTTAATGAACCGACATATGCAGTAGCACTTTGGTTTTTAGATGCAGTCCATCCCCTTCTTAAAGTACCGCCTTTTTTACCTGTACTTGAAGGATATTGACCAACTGGTGTTCTTTTTATAACCTTTGCAAGAAGTCTTGCTGCAAGTTCTTTTGCACATGATTCAATAAAAGAATTCACTTCATTTGCGTTCAATCTGTTCAATTTTTCTTGAAACTTTCTTAAATCTCCAAAATTTGCACTTCCGAAACTACCCATTATGCCCACCCTTTGAACAATTCAAGAATAATTTCTTGATGGGTGTTATATAAAGCAGGTTCACCACTATTCTTATATTCAGTGGTGACACCATTTTGTGTAATGGTCAGTTTTGAACCAGGTTTCACTTGAATTTCAGGTGCAATAAAAACTTTTGCAGTTTGAATAACCATTGAAGCAGTTTCCCCTTGATTGGAATTGGTTATCTTGGAGAATGAAAGCTTACAAGGTTGATTTTCAAGAACAACAACTTCTTTATGTCCAGTAGACTTATTTTCTTTTTTATAAGATTGATATTCAGTAATGGTACAAGTTCCAATGTAAGTAGATTCTACTGCCTTTCGTACCATTACCATCTGATTTTCCGATAAGATACGAAATCACCCTTTCCATTAGTAATTAAGAAGGAAATAAGTGAATCAAGCCTTTGTTCAGGTGATTTAGAACCTTCAATAGCAAAAGTAACATTAGTATCACCTGTTTGAATTTGCTTGATTGCAGTTTCCATGTTGAAACCTTCTATTTTTCCACTTTGTTTTTTAGCAAAGAGGAATTCACCACAAATCATATCAACCGCAATATGGGTTAAACCATTTGGAATGGATGTGACATTACATGAGTTCTTGATAGTATTTTCCACCTTCTGAATAGAAAAGCCTATTATCCAGTCATCTTCATTTGTCACTGTATATCCAAATGATTCAAGTCTTTTATAGACTTTTAGAATGAATTCAACACCAACTGTCGAAACAATACTAATTTGTTGTTGGAGTGCTAATATCCTATCTTCAATACTCATATTATGTCACCCCTTTATTAACCTCTTGAAATAATACGAGCAATAGGAATTGCTTTATGATCAAGATATTTTCTTCCTGCACCTGCTCCACCATCATGAACAAGTTCCCAGTTAGAACCATTCTGTAATTCTGTATCTGTTGGTGAATTTGTCACCATAGCTGATTTTGTGAAGCTAATTCCATAAGGTGCAAATACTTTACGTTGACGAGAATACAAGTAAGTTTGACCACCGTTTGTTTTTTCATCACGAACCATAGCATATGGAACTTCTGCACCAATATCTTCATGGTCAAATGCACCATTACCAAGAACATAAGTAGTGTATTTAGTGTAATCATTTAAGAATAGTACATAATCGCCTGCTACAACTGAAATTCCTGTATCTGTGATTTTGATTTCATTTGCTCCTGGTGTTGAAGCATCAGAAACAACTTTTAATGCACCTACATCAGTAGAAGTACATCTGATATAGTGACCTGTAACATCTTCTGTTGGCATACCATCATCAATGATGACCGCACGACCATTCCAAGTTGCAAGTTCAAGTTGTCGTTCAATACCATTTGCATCCGTATAAGTCATATACGCAAGAAGTTTTAAGTTTTCAAGATTTGTAGCAACAGAAGAATGCATGATAGAAATAGTAAACTTGGATTTCTTATCACCTGATGCTTTTTGAATGGAAGTGTTTAAAGTTGCAGCTTCAACAACACCCTTTACGATTCCACTAATGTCATGAGTATGACCATTAACAAATTTTAAGTTGTTTGCACCAGTCATGCTGAAAATACCTTGAAGAATTGAAAGTAATGTGTCCTGATCTACTTCATCCCAGTATTCAGAAACTTGTTTTGCAACATTAGACATGAAACCTGCTCCACCTGTCACATCTTCTGAAAAGTCATTTTCAACCCATGCTTTAGCACGACCAATAACAACCACACCACGTTCATAAGTAGTAGTGCTTGTTGCAGTAATATCAGTAGCACCATCATAGTTTAATGGTGAACCGTCAATGCGACCGAACATAGGGATCGTTGCATAAACTACACCAGTTTGACCACTAAAGGCCTGTTTGATTTGACTGTTTGATTGTAAAGCCTTTGACTTAACCAATTCATTTTTCTTTAATTTTGGAACAATATCAACATATTTTCCGAATGCTCTTTCATTAAAACTTTTAGCATCAAATTTAGCCATTATTATTCATCCTTCTTTCTTTAATAAAATTAAATTTCTGCATCAGGGTTTGCTTCCAGGTAAGAAGCCAATTCTTCATATGACATTTTAGCAATATCAATTCCTTTGTCACCTGATTCATTGCCAGTTTCACCTGGTGTAGCACCCTTGAATTGCGTTTTCTTTGTTTCTGTATTGAAAAGGAACTTGGTATCATCTGATTCAACAAGTCCTTTGATTTGGTCATCTAATCCTTTGATTGTTCCATCTTCAAGCAGTTCAACCTTTTCAGAATCAAGTTCAAGTAATGCTTTTACTGCCTTTTCATTTTTAGCTTTGGAAGCAGTAAGTGCAGAAGTAACAGCAGCATCAATTTTTAATTGTTTGATTTCAGCAGCATGTGCATCATCTTTGGTTTTGTTATCAGCTTGAAGGTCAGTGATTTGTTTCTTCATAGCTTCCACATCACCAGTTGAATTCTTTAATGTTTCAAGTTGTGTATCACGTTCCCGAACATCCAATTCAAGCTTTTTCTTTTCATTGTTCACTTCATCAAATCTTGTTTTTGGAATGTACGCTTTCAGTTCTTCTTGTGAAGCATCAGCAGCTTTCTTTGCATCTTCTTCACTAAATCCTAACTTAATAAAATCCTCTTTTTTCATGGTCATTTACCATCCTTTCAAATTCATTTTTTACCTGGTTCAGTCCAGTATTATTTGTCTTGTTCTTTAACGTCAACAATACCAAAATGACGAAAAAGCAATACTTTAACCCAAGCATCAAGGGAGATAATTAGATCACCGCCTTAGTGAAATAAAAAAAAACATCCTAAATTTTCATAGGATGTTTAACTTGCATATTTTTCTTGCCATTCATTGAACTTAATATTACTTGGAACATAATAAGTTTTACCATTTGCATTTCTTGCAGCACGTTCCCCATAATTATCTTCAAAATAAGGAACAGTTGTTGTTCTACACCAAACATGAAATGGTGGTGCAGTTACACCAGGTTCAAAGTCTTTCATATCAAAAACTTCACCATCCATCTGTTGACAGATTTCTGATGTACTTGAATCCAGTGTTGCTACAATCTCAAACTTTTCAACATCCAGTTCAATGAAAGCATCTTTCTGTGAAGCTGATGTGAAATAAGATGATTCCGTCATGATCAATCTTCCTGAATTATTCTTGGAAGTATTCATCTTTTTAGCAATATTTTTTATAGCTTCATCAGGTGATCTACCTGTGATGACCATTTGAGTAAGTTCAGTGTGAAGTTCATTAATCAGCTTTGATTTATTTCCCCAAATTCTTTCACTGAAATTCTTCCCATCAACTGACCAAGGTTTAGAAATAATCTTTTTCAGTTTATTTTCATCAATAGAAGAAATATCCCAACCAATATTGAACCCCTTTTGAACTTCAAATATGGTTCGATAATAACCATTAGTAAAAGTATTCTTCATCAAACCATCAATACTGTCTATTTGATTTCCAAACAAGACTTCAATGACTTGTTGAATTAACACTTTCAATGCTTCAAGCTTAGAAACATGATACCTAGAAGAAGCATTTTCAAGTTGCTTCATCCATTGTTGGTTCATGGCATTTTCTTCACCATATTTAATGAATTCCTGAACATTCCATTTGAATTCAGCTAAATCCCTTGTCGGTAAAATCTTTCTAGCTTCTGCCATTGAAATATTGTTATTGATTGCAAATCTTTGATACCAAGAATTGATTTGGTTTTCAATTTGCATCTGTGCTTTACGGAAACTTTCATTTGCATCCTGAACTAAGAATGCAGCTTCTTTATTAGAAGCATTTTCAAGTTGTTCAAACCGTTTTTGCCAGTATTGCTTATTCTTCATCTATCCCACCGCCTGGAACAGCAGGATTGAATGCATTTGAATATTCATCCATTTCTTTTTGCTTTTGTACTTCTTTTCTTTCCAGTTCAGATTGTGGATCATCAACCCAAGGATGATTTGCAACAAGTGTTTCATCAGAAAGAATTCCAACTGAATCTTTAATATTGGTAATAACTTCTGATTCACTAATCATAATATCCCGATTGAAGATGATTTCCACTTCTTCTTGTTCAAAGTCACCTAAACCAACATTGAACAAATGAACGTTAACGAACCAAAGCAATTCTTCAAAGGAAGCTTGAAATTCCGTTTCCATTTCATTTGCATCAAGGTCAATGTCTGAATACATGGATTGAATATTCATTTGGTTTGGATTACCTGAAAGCCTATCATCCTTTGCATCATACCCTTTTGCATTTTCAATAATGGCTTTCTTGAATATTTCAATGATGACCTTATAATTCTCTGAATTTACTTCAACCTGTAATGTTTTCAGATCACCACCTGAACCATCTACTGTTTTAACCTTAACAGCACCATAGGTTGCTAGATTCTTTCTGAATTCACCTAAATTTTCACCATCATAGTTTACTAAAACTAGAATAGTATTCCTTGCATCTTCTTCCATGTTATTTTGGAAGTTTGAAAGAATAATGTTCAATCCATCTTGTAAAGTTTTAACTTTTTTAATCAATGGAATTTCTTTAGCATTATATTTGAACGGAATTAAAGGAATCTTTGACCAATTCCAACCTTGTTCAATAACCTGTTCATCATCTTCATCAATCGTTGTGAAATAATTGCTAAAAGGCATTTCATCAGGGATAAGCTTTCCACCATCTAAGATAAAACGGTAAATTCCATTTTCATCATAGACTTCTACCTTTTCAACTACCTTTTCCTGAATTCCTTCATAAACAATCACTTCATACAGTCGAATAACATAGTCCAGTTGAGTGTGTTCAGCATCTTTCCAACCTGGAATGATTTCATAAGATTTGAACCGTTTGAAGGTGAATTCACCATGTTCATTGTAATAAATGAAAATCCATCCAATACCAGTGTTCAAAGCATCTTCACCGACATTCTTCATCAAACGTAAAAATTTCTTATTGAACATCTTTTTCAGAAGTTTAGTATAAATATCATTTTCAGTATTGAAAACAATCGGCTGCCCTAATAAATAGTTTTTCTTTTGATCAACCATCTTCCCGTATTGATTATCGACAATTCGATTATTAGGAAGGTTCTTTACTTCTTCAAGCTTTCCATCTGCACCAATTACAGTTCTTTTCCTGGAAAGAATGTCATGATTACCTTCATAATACTTTTCGCCATTAATCATTTCCCTTCTCTTTCTCGAAGCCTTGAACCTTTGAATTTCAAGTTCAATGAAGCGTTCATCAGTAATTCTTGAACCTTCACGAACTATATTGTTCAAAGTTGGTTCACCTGTTAAGGATAAAAATTCAAACAATGGTTTCACCACCTTCTATTAAACGGATTATTGTTATTATCTTAAAATTATGAGATAATAACTTTAATTGAATTATTATTGCAAACCGTTTAATAAATGGTGGCATTTCGTTTAAACCTAGCAATTGCAGTTGCTAGGTTTTTTCTTTTATTTATAAAGCACCTATTTCCTTAAACGCTTTTAACATTTTAGGAAATTGTGATGCAATCCAATCCACTATTTCTTCATTCTCTGCCCAACTATTTTCAGTTAAACCACTTTCAAATAAAAAGGCATGAACTAATTCATGCCTGGTCACTTTCTTTTTATATTCATCAAGATTTGCTTTTGACATAATATCAGGAACTAGATCAGCGACAACACAAAGTTTAATTGTTTCATCACAATACCCATCACATTCCTTTAATTTAGGGTCATTTACATCATTATCTTCTTTGACAATATATGTAGTGCCTAAAACATCAACCTTTTTCATGTTGTCACCTTCTTTCTTTTAATCAAAACTAAATGTTTCCCCTGCATTTATCTTTTCAGCGATTCCAGTTGTAGCATCAGGTGCATCATCATGTGAATTCTTACCTTCCTTCTGATACTTAGTCATTGCTTCATAGTATTCAGGGAATCTATCTTTCCAGTTAACAGGGAAATAAATGTGATCCATAACCCAAGTTGAATTGGAAAGGATTCTTGATAATTTATTTTTCGATTGATGGAAAGGATTGAACTTAGTCTTATTGGACTTATATTTCTCTTTAGTTATCCGTTCCACATTCCTTGAATAACCTCGACCACCATTATTGGATTCAATGTCAGCTATATTGACACCATCTTCATGCATCATTTTTGCTTGTGCAGGTTCAGTGATTTCCATTCCCTCTTTTGTATATAAAACATTCAATACATAAGCTTCACCTTGGTAAACACCATAGTCAATGCTGCATAGATAATCATTACCTGTATCAGCAGTATCAGTATAGTTCTTGATTGCACTGAATAGTAAATTACCGTTCTTGTCCATTGGTAATCTATCATATGTCTTGAATGAAGTGTAAAGTCTGCCCTTCAAGTCAATAGGTTCTTGTTGATAGTTTGCAGAAGCAATATCTATTCCCATTGCCTTTATTTTAGAATCATAGGATTTCTTTGATAATATTTCATCACATAACATTGAACCATCATCTTGAAGTGCCTTATATGAAATATGTCTTAATTTAGCACCTGCATTAGTGTAATGTTCTAATGCTCTACCTGCCAGGTCTGAACTATGCCACCTTGTCATTACAATGATGATTTTTCCACCTTCTTCGAGCCTTGAAAGCATGGTATTAGTGAACCATTCCCAATGCTTTTCAAGAACATCAGCATTATTTGCTTCCAATGCTGATTTGATAAGGTCATCAATGATAAGGATTGAAGCACCGAACCCTGTTGCAGTTCCAGTTGGTGAAGTTGCTAAATAATTATTGTAACCACCTTCCAGTGACCACATATTCATAGCACCATCACCACGTTTAATTGTGATACCTGGAAAAACATCAGAATAAACAACCTTTTCTTCATCAGCCTTTTCTTCAAGAATGGTATTTCTCACATTCTTTGAAAAAGAAGTGGATAAGGTTTCATTATAAGAACCAGTCATGACCTTTTCTTCTTGATTATTACCAAGAACCCATTCAACGAAACAACCAACTGTTCTTGATTTTCCATGTCGTGGGGGCATGTTCACAATTAAGACTTCATCATCTGATTGATAAAAGTCTTGTAGATCATGACAAAAGTCTTTTAAGAATGTCCGATTCTTTTTATAAAACTTTGGTGCTTTTATATTGCAGTAATAGAAGAAATCCCTTTTTGCAAGTTCACACTTTGCTGCAAGTTTAACTTTATTCATCAAGGTCATCATCTTCACCTGCTAATCTAAGAAGCTGTTCAGTTGTCAGCCCCTCAAACGGGTTATTGATGTTCCCTTTAACTTCAAGCTTATCTGTAAACATACCAATATGCTTTCCTATCAATTCCAGTGCTTTTACTTTGTCATAGGATTCAACAGAAATACCATATTTGTTTTCTTTTATGGCAGCTATTGCAGCACGTTTATTTTCAGGAATATCTTTGGTTGCTTTGACAACAACTTCTTTATAAATTCGTGGTTCACCTGTATGTTCATCAATGATTGGAAGGTGTGTTTCACGATCAACTACTGTTCGATTCACGATTTCAGCAAAGTCAGTACCATTAGAGAAAGCAATCTTTGCAAGTTCCTTCAAAACGTTTTCTTGTGTAATTTCGGTTCGTTTTTGAAGGTCATCTTGTCTTTTCTTCAATTCTTCCTGAATCTTAGGGTTTCTTAGTAATTTCAATCCTTCAACCCCTGCTGCATTATCACTCTTGACTGAATAACCTGCTCTTTTATAAGCCTGGGTTGCATTCAAGTCAATCAGATATTCATCAATGAACCGTACCTGTTTATCAGTTAGTTTTCTCATTCACATCACCTTCCTTTCAGTTTATATAAAGAAAAAGAGAATTCTAAGTAGGAGGTGGACTTAGAATTCTCAAATTCAATATACACTATTTAAATTTATCTATGCTATCAGATTACTATTTAATATAATGCACATCAATAGTGCCTATGTTGCATGGAAAGTGCATTAATTAACTGAAAATTTGAGTAATCACTTCATCACTGAACAATCTAATTTGTAATAGATTGATTATTCTGTTTTTATTTCTGCTAATGGTGGACACATCTACATTAAAATGTTCAGCGATTTGTTCCCTGGTCTTACCGTCAAAATATTTCATTGGGATAATTTCAAAGTATGGATCATCTTTCATTCTTTCAAGTGCAGCTTCAATGACTTTAATATAATTCCTAGTTGTTTGAATGCTATGTTCAATGGCTTCAATCTTTTCTTCAACTTTTTCATCATCTGATTTTGTATCATAATTAATACTACCTGAAAAAGTGGTAACACTTTTCGATTTGGTTTGCAGGCCTACTGATTGAATATCTTTAATTTGTTCGAGTTTATCGACAATGGCAGCTTTGAAATTCGTGTAATTATAAAGCAGCACTTCTGTTTTCTGAAAAGGTGTTTGTTTATTATCCTTCAACAATCCTTGTCTTTTTAACTCTGAAACTACTTCTTTAGCAGTTAAACTAGCAGTCAGACTTGAAGTTAAATTTGCTGTATCTTCAATATATTTTTCTATTACACTTGTATTATTTTTCATGAAAAGACCTACCTTTCTATAAAAATAAATACATATGTATCTAAAATGCGGAACTTCATCTTGAACATGAACACTAAGTGGAACACCTTTAAAACTAGTCGTATCAAGGGTTTGAAGGAAAAGTGTTCAACGTTCCGCATTTTATTCTCTATATACTTATTTTTAGAGTATATTTTTTTATTAAATTACTAATATATGAATTTACTAATCTATATAATAAATTATATTAATCTTGAACAACTTGAACAGATAACGAATGAAACCAATGTTTATAAGTGTTTGTTACCGTTCAAGTTGTCACTTATTCACCATGAACAATCATGAACATACCTTGAACACCGTTTCCCACCACTACTGCTGAACAGGTTGGGGAAGCGGATTTTTATTTATCATCATCTTTGATGAAGATTCTTCCTTTTTTCGTGGGAATATTATGTTTGAATATAAGGATCTCTTTTCTTAATTCATCAAATTCTTTTCTTAAATTAACCAGTGCTTTGAACATTGATATTCTTCCAAGTCCAAACCCAATTAAAAATATAAGGAATATAAGACTGGTAACAATAATATATTGTTCCATTTACATCAGATTCCTTTCACTTTGGATGCATGCATATCAGCAGTATGAGTGAACAGAACTGTTTGATATTTCTTAATTGCCTTGTCATAAAATTCCCAATCCTTTGTTTCATAAGAACCCATGTGGTAACGAACACAAAGGATTTCTTCTTCTGTTAATTGCATATGTTGGGAAAGCATCATCACCGATTTGTCACCATGACCAGGAATCACAATATCTTTACTATATTCAAAGTGGAATTCTTCACCCTGTGGTTCATCCATTCCAAAGTAGTGAACACCTTCAACATCAACAACCTTTACATATTGGTCAATTTTACAAAGGTCATGCAGCATTCCAACAATATAAGGTGACCGTTCATTTTGCCATTTAAGACCAAACTTTTCAGTCATTTCAACCAGTGATTCAGTAACCGCATGACTATGATCATAAAGACCACCGATATAATCACCATGATATTTTCGTGAAGCAGGAGCAGTAAAGAAACCGTTTTGAATTAACCACTGATAAAATTCTTTACTGATGTAAGGGTGCATTAAACCATAAAATTCTTCAATTCGTTGTGCTGTTGTTTTCATTTTCATCATCCTTTTCTTCTTCAATTCTTACTGCTGATTCAGTTGCAAGGAAACAAGGTTGAACAGTTCTTCCCATGATGTATAAGTAAATCCGACCTGATTCCAATACCTGTTTCTTTTCGTTTTCATCTAATTCCCAAACTGTTTCAATTCCTGGTGTTACACCATCTTCACATAAATATCTTGTACCAGGTAAATCTTCACAACCTTCACCGACAAAAGTAATATTGCTTGTTTCTGTTTTTACTGGTTTCATTTAGTAGATTCCTTCCTTTTGACCTTGTTCTTATGTCCATTGATATGATTATCATGAACCAAGGCATAGTTTTGACCATTAAATTCAATTCTTGTTGGCACTCCATTTTTAGCTTTAATCACATGAACAACCGGGCGGAAACAATCACCTTTTTGACGTTGTTTAGGCTTTCTCATGAAATGACACCCCTTCAAAAACGTCTTTTAATGACAATGTTTGACTTCTTACTTTTAATTGAAATTGAACCACTCACTTCAACCCCAATCAATTCAGCGAGTAAATAAATTCCTTGTATCAATTTACGAATATTCTTTTCTAAGATGTTTTCTTCTTTGGTGATGGATTTTAACGCTTCATAAGCTGTTGGATCAGGACTACCACTTGCATTAAATTTTGGATTTCTCCCTTTCATAACGTTCATCACTTTCCTTTGCTATAAACATTAAACACATGATAACTACACCGAATATTCCACCTACCATGAAAGATAAGAAGTACCACATTTTATTTCACCTTCAACGGAATATACATTTCATCTGTGACCACCGTTGCACCTGTTGATTCAATTATTACTTTAGAATGGGGATGATAGTTTTCAAGTAACCATTTTTGTACTGGTTTAACAAGTTCAGCGAACTGTTCAATTTTGTCGAACCTTTCATCTGTTAACATAGGAATTTTTTCAGATTCAGTCATTATTTAAGTCACCCTTTCGGTTTATAGATTTATCAGCAGCGAAACCATCAGGGTATCTTTCCTTTAATTTATCTATGTTTTTCTGCATAACTGTTTCCAGGTCAACATCTAGACCTTTCGCTAATATTGCAACATACCAACAAACATCACCGAGTTCATTAATGACCTGTTCTTTATCGAATTCATGACCTTGGAATAATGATTTCTTAACATGATCAGATACTTCACCAGTTTCACCACATAACCCAAGGATTCCATTAAGTATTAAATCCTCTGACATTTCACTATTAGATGTTCTTAATGCTAAAGCCTGGTATTCATTAATTTCCATTTGTAATCTTCCTTTCGACTAATTCCATAATACAGTAATTTGCTAAATCCATTAGGGTATCATCAATACTTTCTTCCATAACAAGCTGTTCCTTACCATCAAGTAAGGTTTTCAGCCTGCTATATTTGTCATACACCCTAACCAGGATTGCATTAGGAATTTCATTTCTTAACTTTGCAAAGGAATCACCGTAATCATGATTTTTCCTTTCATAAACATCATTAAGTATTTTGCAAATTTCTTGATGTTTTTGTATTTTATCTTGCAATGATTTCACCCCTTCACACCCAAATTTCATTATCTTGATCGAAAATCTGACAAAATATTTCTTCCAGTACATCAACTACTATTGAATTTCCTGCTTGTTTATAAAGTTGTGTTTTAGAAATACCATTTTCATTCAAAATATCAATATCTGAATCTGAAAATCCCATTAATCTTAAATACTCTTTTGGTGTCATTTTTCTAACTCTATTTTTCAATATAACCGCCTGTTGTGGGGAAGTAGTGACAGTTTGCGCAACAGATTTTCCAACCCTACCCCTTCTAGTATTTGAATTTGGATGTTCAAGATTGATAGAATCACCCGTTTCAGCTATCGCATAACCTTGCTTGGTTGCTTCTCTAATTAATATTTTCACCTCACGTCCTCCCCCGGTTACCGTTTTAATTGTTGGTGATATACCCTCAACTCCATATACACGGTTCATTTGGTCATTTCCATAATGATTTAAGTTCGCTTCCTGTATTATTCTCTTGTCTTTATTCATTACAGTACCTCAACACATTTGGGGTCTTTATAATCTCTTGCTAACAATGTTTGACAAACCCCTCCCCCTTGAATGAGTGTTTTCTCTTGATTGAAGTTGCTATACCTTATCTTGTTAATTTTTTCATCTGATAAGAAATAGCTTTCATCAACTTCATCTTCCAACATATCTTTCAAGGTCTTTTTAAGTTCAAAAGGTGTAGGGAATTCAAACATATTATTATCAATATCTTTCCTAATGGATATGATAAAAACCCTTTCCCTGTTTTGCGGGATTCCATAATCTTTGGCATTCAGAATTTGATAATAATTGTTATAACCCGCCTGATCTAATGAATCTAAAACTATATTGAATTGTTTTTCAAATCTCTTACTGGTAAGATTCTTCACATTCTCCGCAATAGCAATCTTTGGTTGTGTGTGTGTGTGTGTGATAATTCTTAATGCATCAAAGAATAAACCACTTCTTGTTTTCGTACCATCTTCATTAAATAAACCTTTTTGATGACCTGCTAAAGATATATCTTGACATGGGAAACCATATGTTATTAAATCAATACCTTTAGGAAGGGATGTTTCATCTACTTTGGTAATGTCACCAAGGTTCTTTGATTCAGGTACATTATGAATTAGTGAATATGCCTTGGAAGCATACTTGTCAAACTCACAATAATTTACTAAGTCATATTTTACTTTCAAGTTATTCAGTGCCTTTTCAAATGCACCTATTCCACTGAATAGACTTAATAATTTCAACAATTAATCCACTCCTTTACTCTGAAACAAAAACCCTTGATTTTTTTCCATTAACCCTTTTATCTACAATTGTAAATTTAAAGTGCTTCTTAACCTCTTTAGAGAAAACAATGTTGGACATTGCTTGTAAACTATTAGCTAAACAATATTCTTGATATTTTCTATAAACTAGATTAGTAGGTTCATTTTCAATTTCATCCTTATCAATCTCTTTAAAGAATCCAAGAATAGGATTGTTGTTTTCTTCATATTCTTCAAGTTCTTTTTGAACTTGTTCACTTTCAGTGAACTGTCTTGAAATAAGAACTCTTTTTAACCCTTGAATACCAAGTTGAACAAGATATTCAATAGATTCCTGTGTTCTTAACTTGTCACCAATGAACGGTACATAATCAGGATCACTGGAACTAAACTTTGCATTGAATGGAACGATTATCAGCCTTCTTAATATGGCTGATGAATCCCTTCCTTTCCCGATTCTAGGAATATTGTTTGCTGAAAATAATAGTTTCACATATGGTTCAAATTCAAACTTTGGTTGACCTTTTTGTTCAGCATCTATGGTTTCACCAGTAACTATTTTTTTGAAGTCTGCTGCATCCGTAATAAATTCATCTGAAATATCGTCACCAATGTTTGCAAGCTTTCCAAAAATCATGACTGTACTGAACCGATCATTTAACTTTTTCAAATCAAGTGCCGAAACATTTCTTCTTCCAAGCATGGTTTTCAGCATATTCAGGAATGTTGATTTTCCGTTACTACCCGAACCAGTTAAAATGAATGCTTTACCCAATTCATTTCTTCTGAACATGGTATAACCAACCATTTCTTCAAGCAACATTCTTATTTTTTCATCATGAACTGCAATTCTGTTCAAAGTATCATCAGTTAATTTTGAATAGGCATTAGGGTTATAATCCCAATCAATTTTATTGGTGATAATATGTTCATGCGAAAATGGAATAAAGGTATCATCATGAATATTTAATAATCCATTCCTAAAGGCAATCCAATTTGCATCTGTTGCAGGTGTATTTTCACGAATTAATATGTCCAGGTATGCCAGGACTTCTGCCCTTTTTGCTCTATTCAATTGGGGAATATGTCGTATCATTTCAGCTTCAATTTCAGCCTGTCCACTTACATAAATTCCATCTTTGTATAAATGAAGCTGATTATTAATCCTTATAATGTGGTGATTGTTTTTTAAAAACACTGCAAACTTATCGAAAAGGAAGGTATTTCCCTTGAAAAAGATAGGCTTTGAGAAAGCATCATCCCTAAGGATCACTTCAATTTCATCTTCTGATAACGGTTCTTTTAATACATATTCATTTATTAATCGGATGGTTTCCCTAGATTCATCCACTGAAAAATCATTGGATTGTAAAGTTAAAATGTAGTTGAACAATGCCTGATTTCTTCCGTCACCTGCATTCATATCCAGGAAATCCATACTTGTCTTTATAGGAAACAACCATTTTGGAAGTTCTTGTGGATCTTCACCCTCAACAGCATCATAAAGAATGGTTCTTTCTTTATTTTTAAACTTTAAAATGGAATAAGAGTTTCTTTTCCCAAGTTTAATGTCTGATTTAATGCCAAGTGCAAGTGATGCCTTAGTTCTATTCCGTTCCACACCTTCATTTTTGAACAGAAAGTGCTTCCCCCTAGTAGTTTCATACACTCTACATTGAAGCTGCATATCTTGAACAATTTTGAACAATATTTCACTTTGTTCAAAGTCATCAACGTCAATCAGAATAGTGTCTGTTGCTAATATTCCAGCAAATTCAGGCAGTGATTGCACTTGTTCATAGGATTTTAAATCCGTTCTACCTTTAAATTCCTCTATGCATTTTTTATTTTTGGTTTCAACATATCCTTTGAAAAACAATTCTCAATCACCGCCTGTCTACTATGTTTTTTCTACTGGTTTTACACCACACCGAAATCAGTCAATCTTTTCAATGCAAAATTAATGTACCATTGTTTATCCAACTTCTTTGGTACTTTAACCCCATTCACTTCATCATTGTAAATGAAGCAATTTTCAGGGGAATTAGGTATTTTTGCAGGTCTACCCGTTGTAGCATGAACTTTTACAACACCTTTATCAGATTCCAATTTTGAAGCAAATATTCTAATGCATTTTTCAAATACTTCTTGATCACCATGAAGAATGGTTGTATATTTTCCGCTTATCTTTGAAACCAGTTGGAATTCTTTCAATTCATTGCATTGATTTACCGTTTGTTCAACTGGAATATCATGAACCATATAATTGATTAGTGCCTTATTTAGAATTGGAAGGTCATAATCCAAGTTGTTTAGTTTCTTTACATATCCACCCTTGGATTTGTATTTTCCGTCTGCATCAATGACAATATAATTGTTTACATCCTTTTGGAAAACCCTTCTGAATTCTTCAAATTCAAGAACAAGGCCTGTTCTTTGTTCCCACTCATAAGCAATATCATCAATCAAATCATAATCTTCATAACGGTTCATTTTTATCAGTACACCATCCGTATTGGATTGGATAATCTGACAATGTGGTTCAAGCTTTTCGACTAAATCAAGCAATAATAATTGACCATATACACAAACCCTATTTGCTTGTCTTGGGTCAAACAACTGATTGTTTTTGTCCTTCATTGCCCCATATGTACCATTCAGAACAAGTTTCAATGGTAAATCTAAAGGGTTCTTTTCTACTTTATATTTCAATCGTTGATGATAAATTTCTTCATATTTCTTTTGGTCTTTCATATTTCTACTACCAAGATCATACTGAATCATCAGTGATGGATATAGGGAAGCAACATCCATGTTCAGGTAATAACCTTCACCATGATATTTGTCTATTGCTCCATGAACACCGCCCCATCCAAAGACATGCGGAACACCTGCAACCATAATATCCAGTTGATTCTTCTTTGACTTTTTATCATCAGGATTGATATTGTATTTTCTGTTTTCAGGGTTGGCATACCAGTCAACCACTTCTTTATATTTTTCAATTTTCATTGTGGAAGGAAAATCAATATTAAATTCATCGTTACGATCCACTTTATTTGCATCTAGTATGATGGATGATAGTTGAACTTTCGTTTTAGATAAAAGAAATAAGTCCAATGGTTTTCCTTCACATGCAATTTTCACTAAACCCATGTGTGCTTCAAAGTCATCTTTCCGTTCCAGGAACACTTCAACTGTTTGTTGCACATCATGTCTACAATATTTGACCGTTTCTTCAATCTCTTTTTCAGTTAATTTTCTATCAATATCGAAAGGAACACTTGATTCCCTTATGTCATTCCCCATGAACCCTTCAAAGGTTTTTAATCCTCTATCAATGTTGGTCATAACATCATAGTTTATTAGTTTCACATTCCGAAGTAATGAAGAAAATTTCCATCCTGGATTACCTTTAACAATGATGTAATCATTTATTTTTTTAGGGTCAAATCCACAAAGAATACCTTTGAAAATATATTGGTCATAATGCCTGGAATTAAAACCAACCCATATTTCATTCACATTTTCTTTATGAACTCTTTCCAGTTCATCAGGATCATTAATGATGACATGTTCTTTTTTCTTCATCATGTCAATAATGACAACCATCCAATTTTCTTTAAAAACCTCAAAGTCATAAAACAGCATAAAGTTCACCATCCTGAATCTTGCTAACATCAGGGAAATGACTTGTTATATCTTCAAGTGTTAGCATTCCTTTACTGACCTTGTTTGAATAGTTAATGACTAACTGACCGTCTTTCACTTCTTGGGAAATGTTAAATCCCTTTAACTTTTTGATGAAGCGTTCATACAATTTAAAATTAATGACAATTCCATCAATCTTGACTGGATGCATTGCAGCCTTTCTAAATCTATGAACATACCATTCAAGTGAATTAATTTGACGTTCAACCTTATTGATATATTGAACATCTGCTTTTTCTTTTATTAGTTTTTTAAGACTAACCTTCAAGACTTTTATTTCAGCCTTTTTTACTTTCAAAAGTTCATCTAAAGCATCCATTTTATTCCCTCCAATGCTTTTATGAAGAAGGGAAGTGTAATACTTCCCTTCAATTTTTAATTAAGCAATTTCAAAAACATCAGTAATTTCGTATGTGCTGAAATCCTTTTTACCTTTTGCATATTTCAGACCAAATTCAAGTTCACCATCAATTTCTTCCATAACATCCATCAATAGGTTTCCGTACTGCTTGTACGTTTGGAATTCAATATTTTGTTCAGTGTCCATTGATCTAAGCAGTTCATTTACAATGTGAATTTGGAAGCCTTGTGTGATTACCTGATTGAAGAAAATCAAGCTGCCCTTAAAATCACCGCTAACAACTTTGAACCAAATTGAAACCATTGGATCACCTTTTTTGGAAGCAACTAATTCCATTTTGTTGACTGAAACTTCATATTCACCATGTGGAACTTCTTTGAAACTACCAGTTCCATTTTCCGCTGCTTCTTTTACATCACCTGCAAGACCTTCTGTATCAATTGCGTTATCAAATTTATCCCAAATATTTGCCATGTTAATTCACCTTTTACCTTTCAGTTTTTTGAATTTTTTATTTTAGTTCACTTATTCAAAAATGAATTGAATAAGTGAACATTGAATGAATATTACTTAAATGAATCTACAACTGCCTTGAATAAAGCATCCTTTACCCGTTGGAACTTTGGAAGTTCATCATATCTTTTGATGCAAGGGTGTGTTTTCAATTCAGGGTTCTTTTCTTTACCATAAACCCATCCTTCTTCAAGTTTCTGTTTCAACCAGTTTTCATGTGACATTTCAGGTGTAACATCATTTTCTAAATGGTACTGAACACCATTAATTGCACTGGATTTTTGCCATTCAGGTGCATCTTCCCAAGTTGGCTGTGAGAAATCATTTTGACTTTCACAATATGCCTTATTGACGTTGTGACAAATTTTAGCGATCAATTCAGTATTCATTATTATTCACCTCTTTTTCTTCTCGTTCTTTTTGGTGCTTCTTCCTGTTGTTCAGGTTCAGCAGAAGTTTCTTCCTTCACTTCATCCCTGGACTTTCTTGAACGAGTTCTTGTTTTTGGTTTTTCTTCTTCCTGCATTTCTTCAGGAAGGTCATCTTCTTGAATATCTTCTTGTACATTTTCTTCATCTGATTCAGTTTCTTCTACTTGATCAGCTTCATTAACAGGTTCTTTGGTTGGTTCAACATCACTATCAGAAGCTTCATTTTCACTTGTAGAAGGTTCTTCATCCTTTTGGGATGTTTCCTTCTTGGTTCTACCTTTTCGCCCACCAGTGGACTTAGTTGAAGCTGAATCAGCACCCTTTTCAGTTTTAGTTGATTTACCTTTCATTTTTTCAACTGCATTTTTATTTGCTTCTTCATAAACAATTAGGAATTCATCATAATCAAGTGGAATTTCATTGATGGATGTTGTTAATCTTCCACCACCAAAAACAACTTCATTTGTTTTGAATGAAAGGGTTCTAACCTCACCATCAGCAATAACCCTTGCAACAATATCCACCATACCTGCAACTTTATTTGCTGTTTTTTCTTGTAGGTTGGGTTTGATTGCAGTGATCTTGTCACCGCCTTTTTTAGTAATGTCCTTGGACAAATCTTCATGTGAAATGAGAATGATATTTTCATAGTCCAGGTTCATCAGTTTTTTCAAGGTTGATAGAAATTCAGTTCTCACTTTATCCCAAGCTCTGAAACTATCATCTGATTCATGCGTGATTCCCATTTGGTCATACATGTACAATCTGCAATATTCATAGGTATCTTCAAGTAGGTCAACAATGATAGTTTTGAAGTCATTTTGTTTCTTTTCAAGTTCTGCTATTACATCCTTGAATGCTGCCCATGCAAGTGTTCTTTTTGTCATTCGACCTTCAACAGAAACCTGGTCTTTGATGGAAATATAAGGTGCATCTACAAACTTAATGTTTCCATCTGTATTCAGCATTAATGGATCAGGGAAATTATTTGCAAAGGTTGTTTTTCCACTGAATGGTGAACCATACATCCAAATAACTTTCTTATCAATTTTTTCAATGTTACGTCTTTCATTTTTAGGTAATAACATATAATCTTCTCCTTCAACGCAATATTTTTGGTATTCGCAAAAGTTACAAAGGTAACTTTCATTTTTAGGGAATTCAGTTGCTTCCAGTACACTTTTAACATCAAGCATGTATTCAATGACCATTGAAGGATCATATTCAATCTTGACCAGTTTTGGTTCAAGCTTGTCCAATTCGCTTTCAAGTCTTTGTCTGAACTGGAATAAATCTTCTGTTTTCTTTTGTCGAATACTTGTTTTAGGAACAAACAGAAAGTACATATCCCTGATGGTCTTACCTGGATTCTGTTTTTCCCAAAAGTATTTATACAAATGAAGCTGTTGTGACTTTTTATAATTCGAAACATTATTGGAATATTTAAAGTCATAAAGGTCATACTGATTTGGAACTTCCACTTCACGTTCAAATACTGTTGCAGGTGCAAGAAGGTCAATATATCCAATGAAATCTTCATCTTCAATCTTCACTTCAAATTCACCTTGTGGAATCATTTTTGCTGCCTTTGGTATGACATTCCTTAATTTCATGACTTCTTCAATATGCCTATCAGTAATAATTGGATAAGACATAAGATATTCTTTGACTGCTACTTCAACACCCTTTTCAAGACCTGTATGCATTGCTGTTCCAATGATTAAAGGATGATCTGCATTATCAGGTGGTAAGGTCAATAACTTGTCAATATATCGCAGCTTGTACCTGAATGAGCATTTTTTATGAAGGTCAACTCTTGAATGTGAGAACTGCACCCTATCACCCCTTCCATTATCTTTTTGAAGTTTTCAAATCCATCAGGGTAAAGAATCATGCTAATTCCGTTTGACTTATTAATTCGTGCTGTATTCATCTTTTGAAGTGCGGAAGCTTTCCCATTAGGTGCTTTTATCTCCACTGTAATGAAGAAGCCATTCACGCAAAGGATTAAGTCAGGAATACCGCTTTTCTGATAACCTCCACCCCAAATCTTAGTGAACCATCCTATCTGATCAGTATGCATTTGATGTGATGGTGTACCTGCCTGGTAAACCCCGATAGAATGAAGGTATTTCTTTATTTTTCCTTCAAATTGTTTTTCTGCTGCCATTACTTCACCTTGAAGGTTAAATATGCTTTTCGATTTGTAACCTTTGGGTAATCTTCAAGTAATTCCTGATGCAATTTAGGTTCTTTTTCTTCCAGTGCTTTTAAGTCAATGGAAGTTGATGAAGAAGCTGCAACCCTAGTAATCTTCAAGAACTGATTATCAATGGATTTAATTTCATGTTCGTCCATTGCTTTTTCAAGGTCTGCTTTAACCTTTTTTTCTTGTTCGTCCAATTGCTTTTTTGTTTTTGTGATTTCTGACAGTTGTTTAAATACTTGTAAATAATGATTTTCAAAAACTTGAACTTCTGTTTGGTTACTCATTTTTCAACCTTCCTTTCATAATCAATAAATAATTCATCAGTGTAATCTTTCCGCATTTCCAAAGTTTGAAGAATATCTTCTTCCACGCTTCCCTTGCATACCATCAAATAGTAGAAACAAGGTTTACTTTGACCGATTCTGTGAATCCGCTTCTTGGATTGTTCAAAGAGTTCACTTTTTTCCGTCAAAGTGAAATAAATAATTTTGTTCGCCTTTTGAAGATTTAATCCCATTGCACCTGCCTGATATTGAATGAAAGTAATAGAATTATCTTCTGTTTCATAGTTTGCAAGGTCTTTCGTTTGTCCATTTACTTCTGAAATAGGTCTTTTAAATTTTTCTGCAATTTTCTTCAAAGATTGCAATTCTTCATTGAAGTTATAAAAAACTATCAATCTATCATTTGTACTGGAAACCAAATCTTCAAAAGCCTTTATCTTATTCCAGTTGTAATGACCGCAAAGCATCCTTGAATACAAACGCTTGGTTAATGTCGTATCACCGATTAATTCAACCCTTGGTGTTACATCCGTTCCATAGTAATCACTGTCATCCTTGAATTCAGTAAGGTTCAAAGTATCAAAAGTGATGAGTGAATTCTTTTGGAACTTCCAGTATTCCCTAGTAGTGCTAATATCAATTGGAATGAACGTTTGTTCAGGAAGTTCAAAGCATTCATCTGTTTTCATGAATATTGCTCCATGATCACGCATCTTTTGCTTCAACCTATCGACATTTTTATAAGGTTCATCCTTGTCCACTATTTTCATAGGAAAACCACCGACTTCAATCTTCTTCCAATTCACATATTGTTTGTTATAAAGGTCTTTGCTTATCTTCCAACCAAGAAGATGAATCTGTGACCAAAGATTTTCATACTTACCTGATGTTGGTGTTCCTGAAAGAAGAATCACATTATCAGGTTTCATTTGAAGAATAAATTTGGTTCTTTTTGCTGATTCATTTTGAACCATTGAACTTTCATCAAGCATCAAAGTGTAATGTTCCAGGTGAAGAAAGAACTTTCTTCTGAACAACAAATCATAATTAACAACCAGGATGCATTTTTCAAATTGGTCTTTATTATCCAAGTAATATTTAGATGAAGCTTGAACCGTCATATCAATGACTTCATAATTTGGATAATACTTTTTCAAGTGATCAATCCATGTGTCAAGTAATGATTTTTGACAAACCAAGATATTCAAGTCAGTTCCAAGCTGTATCATCTTTTCCGAACCAACGAATGTTTTACCAAGACCCATGTCCAAGTAATAAGCGACTCTATTAAAATTCTTTGTTTGTTCCAGTGCTTGTTCTTGATGGGGGAATAGCTGAATCATTAAATCACCTTGATTCCAGTAATTTCATAGAATTTATCAGCATCAAAATTTGGTATATTCTTGATGATATTTCTTCTAATTTCTGAAAGATCGTTCCACCATTCAATAGCAGCATTTGAATTATCACGCTCTTTCAAATAACCACCAGTTGTTTCATAATCAGGGTATTGTTCCTTTTCTTCATCTGTCATATCTTCTTCATAAATCCATTCAGTAGGTCTGAAATTAATCTGATTCAGAAGATAACATGCATCTGATCTTCTCCATTGTTCAAATGTCATATCAGTTTCTTCATCAAAGAATTTCAACTTATGTTGCTCTGTATTGAAGCAACCTGAATTGAAAGAAGATTTGTTCCAATCACCACTGTTGCGATTACCACTGTTGGAATGACCACTGTTGGAATGACCACTGTTCCAATCACCACTGTTCCAATCACCACTGTTGGAATGACCACTGTTCCAATCACCACTGTTGCGATTACCACTGTTGGAATCACCACTGTTCCAATCACCACTG